CTATCCTCTATTGACGCTAGCCAGCCCACAGTCAACTTGGCCGCAGTCGTTCTCAGACTGAGCAGCCTCCGGTTCTGCCGGCAATGCAGAAACCTCAGTCGCTCCCTTCTTGGCGACCGCTGCTTTCCAGCGCCTGTTGCGTTTGTTGCGCTTAGGCCTCCATCGGGAGGGACCATTCGGTCCACACCATTTCGGCCACTGCAGCCCCTCTTGGCCGGGGACTGACAGAGCGCTCACGCGCCGCGCCAATGCTGCGCACAGTTGCAAGCAACTTTCCACAATCATCTGAGCGCGCTCTGGCGTCATTGGACGTTTTGCAGATTTTCTTTTACCGAAATGGGCTGAGTTGGATCTGGAGTGTGCAAACGACCCTCGTGCTTCCGCCAATTCACTGAGCGACTGAAGCAGGGTAGCGTCCTCAGGGATATCTACACCGACTGGCGTAAATAGTGCACGCAAGTACACACGGGAAAATCCATGATTCTGCGAGATGGCATAATGATGGGAAGAGACGGACTTTGCTATCCCGGAATCGACCTGATCTCGGATTCCGACCTGGTGATCGGCATCACTATTAACGAATTCAATCGTACGCTTGTAGCCGCACAGCAGAGCTATGCTCCCGTAGCTGAACTTCCTCGCATTCCACGCCAGGAGAGCTGAGTTCATTGCCAGCATCGACAACTCTTCCACAAATTCCTCAAAAGCTGCATGCGCCAGAACGCAGTAAGCCTTTACGTCATGCTCGAAATCCGCCGGCCCAAAGAGTGGATCAACTGGCACCCAGCGATCAATAAACCTCTTATGAAGGGATGAGAGTTCAACATCAAGAACATCCTGTAAGTTCTTTACGGACATCGTCACAGCTCCGACTATGGCACTGGAACACTATCGATCGACGTCCCAAATAGTTCGTTCACAAAATCCTGGAACAGCTCATATCTCGCCCTATATTTACGCGGGTTCTTTGTTGTCGCCTCGATCGCGTCGCGAAACTTTCTAGAACTAGAGCAGAAGCGAGCAAATTCCTCCTGCACCGTTTGCGAACTCACGCCACTCAGATCCGCACGCGAAATCCTAGCAAAATAATATACCTGAACCTCAAACAGGGCGCGATTGAAACGAGACTCCCAACCGGCCTCTGTTACCTTTCTCCCAACCCTTTTCTTCCCGAATTTATCAAGGAGAGCGCTGGTGGCATCGTTCATCGCGTTGAACAGCTCTCGAACTTCGGGCTCCAAGTACTCCCAACTGGCGTTTATGTACTCAGCTGCGTCATCCAAAAACGGCGTGAGACTCCCCCGGTATTGTTCTCCATACATCGAAACGGCCATGTAGCGAAGGACGATTTCTGCGTCACGCAGGCGTTTGTCGGGACCCTTGAGGCGCAGAACCTCATGCAACGGCAACCATTCATTAGTGGAGGAAATAAGAAAGTCGGAGAATTTCCCTCGCTTTAGAACCTGGCGCAGCTCCTGGGAACTAAGCGGCACTGAACCGGTATTTAGCCTATAAAATATGTCATACAGCACGTCCGATGACTGGTAGTTTGATATTACGGTGCAGCGAATATCCGCATTCATCAACTGCCTGTAATCATCGTCACTCTTCCGGAGCTGTTCGACATTCAGATCATTGAGATCGGAGCGAGCCTGCAAGCCTTTTAGGTATGGCCTCTCCCAGCTTCCATAGAGCCAGTGGTCAGCAAAGCCAGCCAATGCCAAGAGGCGCTGCTTCCCGTCAATTACGATGAACGACTTCTTCCTTGTAACGTCCTCAGCAAGGACAATTTCAGGCACAGGAACACCGATGATGAGGGATTCGATGAGCTTGCTCCTCTTTGCATCGGTCCACGCATTCCTGCGCTGGAACTGAGGATTCAGATCAATGTTCCCTTGTTCAACTTGCCGCAAGATTGTCTCGACGGTCCAATCGCGAGAGTAGACCACCAGTGAATCGACCCCTTTCGCGGTCACCTCGCTTGCCAGGTCGTCGTTCCAATCTTCATCCACGATATCGCTCGCCATCCCTATCCCTTTTAGCTTGCAAATTGACCGCGAGTTTGCCCGAATTGGCACCGGCTTAGAAGGCTGCCTGACTCTAGATGCGAATCACCGACTTGCATTGACTTCATTTCTGGAGCATGGGCAGGCAGATCATTGCGGCGCAAGGACACGGTGGTAAGTTTTCTGAAGCGTCCGCGATGGCGATGTGAGTTGTTGCCCTACCCCATCCAGCCGAACGGCGGGTCAAGGTCAGCCTTGGCCAGTCGGTTGCCGCGGACCTTCTCCTGCCAAGTCAAGATCGTGTCCACATCCTCCCGCAACCTCGCCTCGTGCCTGGTCACCCATAGCTCGGCCCCCGCCCGGCCCTGCTCGTAGCTGCTGCACCAGCGGAACGGACCGCCGGGGCCATGCCGGTGCCGATCCAGCGAGGCAATCCAGATGCCATCGTTCACGCGCTGGGCCATAGCCACCACCCACACACCATGGCAGGCGATCACGGTCAGGGGGTCATCCGGGCGACTGGCGGACCTAGTCGTCCAGTGGAAGTCGGCGGGGAGTGGCATGGCCGGGAGAATACGGCCGACCGTCGCAGATTCTGCGAACGTGGCTGCGACGTGCCTGAACCGTTCGGGATCGGTGCCGGCGCGGCGCTGCTCAAGCGCCCCCGGGTTGAGCTGCCTGAGGCCCCGGATCCGGCATGGTCAGGATGCCTGCCCGTGCGGCTCCGCGCTATCGGGCAACCACCCACTGGCGTTCGGGGTTCTCCCTACGCAGCCAGCTTGTGCTCGTAGAACGGGTGCCGCTTGTCGTCAAATATCCGGTACAGCGCTGTCAGGTCGCCCGGGTCCGGATTGAGCCAGGCGTCCACGTGCTCTGGCTTGATGTTGATGATCGTCCGATCGTGGCCGGCGGCGGCCACCTCGGTCTCCGGGTCGTCGGTGATGGCAGCGAACGACAGCAGATCCGGCTCCTTGCCGGCCGGGTCCGCCCAGTGTGACCACAGGCAGGCCACCAGCATCGGCTCACCCGTGCGCGGCGTGAACTGCACCACTTGGTTCTTGCCATCCGGCCCCTCCACGTTCTCGTAGAACGTGTCCACCACCATCAGGCCGTGAGTGTGGCCGAATGCCGGCGCCCAGAACTTCTCCAGGCTGTCACGGCGGGCGTTGTAGGTGCCGGGGAAGCGCTGGTCGTAGTTGGCCGGCTTCCCGGCCAGGCGGCACTGATAGCGCATCGGCTTGATGACCAGCCTCCCGCCCTCCGAGACGATCACTGGAGCATAGACGCCCGGAAAAATACGGCTGTCGCGGTCCTTCGGGTCAAGGCGCTGCAGGTCCGCCAGCCGCGCCTTGGCCCGCTCGATCTTATTGCCGGCAATCCGCACGTCCTCCCGGGCCTTCTTCGTCTCCTTCACCTGCAGTGCGCGCTCAGCGTCGGCAAGTCGCTTGCGGTTGGCAAACAGCTCCTGCTCCTGGATGGTGGACTCCGCCCAGTTCCATTGCTCGATCTCGGCCCACACCGCCAGCTCCGCAGGGCTCGACCCGGCCCGGAACGCGTCGTCCATGGACTTTGGCGTCTTGGGTCGCTTCTTGCCCGGGTCGTGGGCGTACAACGCGGCGAATTCCTGCAGCGACAGCGTGGCGCCGGTCATCCTCACCAGCGTCTGGTATGCGGCGGTGATTTGCGCGGAGTAGCACATATTTATGTCCCATTGGGCACGCCCTACAATGCCCGCTCACAAACCGCCCGCAAAGCGGACCAAGCGACTACTCAGGGGAACGTTTATGAGCCAAGACAAGGGAATTGCGCGTGAAGTCGCGGTAGGTATCGTTATAGCCGTACTCAGCCCGATCGCGGTCGCTGCTACTGGTTGGATCTGGACCTCTTCCCTCAGTTGGCTCGTGAAATCTATTCAGGTCACCATTTGGCTCGCCGCTGTCTCGGTCACAGCAGCATGTCTTGCACTTTGGCTGCTAGGGCTGTGGATGGGCTTCAGGCGGGGCACACGAGCCGCGATTGTTGCCACTACATCAGCATCTGCTCCAGTAGGCTTCACACCCTCAGATGAGCATATCGCGGTTATCGAGGCTCTCCGTCGCACCGACGACGCCTTCCAGTCAAACGATGAAATTAGGCGTTACCTAGCCCGCTCGGGCAGGTCAATGCCTAGTTCTGATGTCAGACACCTGCTCGAGGACCTGACCAATCACAACTGGGCTGAGAGCTACCTCGACATACACTCCGATGAGAATTGGTATCGACTAGCAGGCAAAGGCACACAGTTCGCACGGGAACGGGGCATTTCCGTACTGGAAACTTAAAACGGTTAGCCCCACCTTACCCAACGGCAGATTGGGTAAGGTGGAACATCGAAGCGGCTACAGCAATGTAGCCTGGCTGTCGTCCCAGCTCTTGATGAACAGCTCTCCGAACTTCTTCCCTCTCCCCTGCCCGCCACCGATGGTGTAGTCGAGCTGCAGCGGCACCAGGTCGAAGCCGGCGAACACTTCGCGGATATCAGGGTGGTCGTTGATCGAGACCACAAAGCGCCCTGCCGAGGAGCGCATCAGCTCGGCCATGGCCTCGTACTCCGCGAAGGGGAACTCGACACCGTAACCCTCTGTTTCCCAATACGGGGGATCGAGGTAGAACAGCGTTCCCGGCCGATCGTAGCGCCGGACGCACTCCTGCCATGGCAGACACTCGATCACGGTGTTCGCCAGGCGGAGATGCACAGCGCTCAGCTCCTCCTCGATGCGCAGAAGGTTCAATCGTGGACCGCCGGCAGTCACGACACCAAACGACTGCCCCTGCACCTTGCCGCCGAAGGCGAGCTTCTGCAGATAGTAGAAGCGCGCTGCGCGCTGAATATCGGTCAAGGTCTCCGGCCGCTCCATCTGCGCCCACTCGAACATCTGGCGCGACACCAGCGACCAGCGGAACATGCGCACGAACTCGTCCAGGTGGTGGCGCACACACCGGTACAGGGACACCAGCTCGCCGTTGATGTCGTTGAGCACTTCCATCTGTGCTGGGTACGGCCGCATCAGCAGCGACGCGGCGCCGCCGGCGAAGGCCTCGACGTAACAGTCGTGTGTTGGGAAGTGCGGATAGAGGTGTTTCAGTAGGCGGCGCTTGCCACCCGGCCAGGAAATGATGGGCTTGGGCATGGGTTCTCAGTATTTGCGATAGGGGAGGCCGACAATCCCGCCGCTCTCGCGAGGGCGACGGGGCCACGGCCAATGCCAGGTGCTGAGATCACCTGTGTTGCGGCGCTGTCCGGATGCTTGCCGGCATCTGGGCAGCGCCCTGTTTCGTCAGACGACTACTTCTACCAACGGAAGATTGGGCGCGGCTTCCAGCAGTCGGCCACCACTGACCCAAACGTTGTACGGAATGGGTTGCTGCAGCTGACCGAAGGCGCGCATCTGCGCGCCGTCATAGGTTGTCAGGCTGCTGGTGCCGTCTGCATTGTGTGCGGTGACCGTTGCCAGTAATCGCGGCCGGCCGCTGACGAGTTCGCCGAATTGATCCCACAGATCAGTCCGCATCAGTGAAATGCCTCTCCAGAGTTGCTGTCTGCTCGATCACGACAGCCTGTTGATCCACGACGACCTCAATTCGGATCGACTCGCACTGGCCGTGCCAGGTTCCTTCAGAACTCAGTACCTGCACCAGGTCAAGCGGCAAGATCACCCCGATCTCTCCTGCCTTCAGCGGCTTCGGGAACAGGGGCACGGTCAGATCCACTGCGGCCTGTTCGCCGCGATCGCACAGGATGTTGCGCCCCCGCTCGGCTGCGGCGGCAGTGACGTTGATCAAGGGGCTACTTACCTGCTGCGCGTAGAGCTGGCCCGCTTCGCCGGCCTTGCGCACCTTGCAGGTGACACCCTTCCCGGCCAGCTCTCCCGTAACCACCACCGCGTCATACAGGGGCGCACTGCGCATCTGCAGGCTCTCGGTCAGCACGATGTCTTCCTGCAGTAGGTGATCCGGCGTTGTCTCTCTCCACAGCCACGGACTGGCCGGGTAGCTGGCGCGGACAACCAGCGCCAGATCCGAGGGATGGGACTGCACCACCCCGCCACTCGCACCAGCGAGCGCACTGATGGCATCCAGCGGCGTGTTTGCGTCATAGAACCATGCACCTGGCGGAACCAACCAATCAACTGTGTCGTACTGGCTGACAAAGCCCGTGTCCGCCAGCTCCTCGGCCACAAGCTGGGCCATGCTGCGCTCCTCCGTGGTGGCCTTGACGCGAGCCGGGGCGTAAGGCGGTGCCAGCAGTGCTGTCCTTGACCGCCCACTCAAACGCACACCGCCCCCAGCAAACTCGCGCTGTTTCTGGAAGCTCTCGATGATGCCCGTCCAGACGTAGCCGTTCAGCACCAGCTCGAACTGTCGCGGGCCCGAGGCCGTGGGCTTGAGCAGTCCCAGCTGATCGGCATCGGCCAGCTCGATGTCAAAGGTCCAGCCCCAAGCCGAACGGCCGGCGCTGAGCGAGACGCGGGCCAGTTCGATCGGCATCCGATCAGGAAGCCGCACAAATGAAACCTCATTGATCACGACGTAGGTCCTACGTTGGGGGCGCACCACATAGCACGCCGAGATACCAAGATTCAGGGGAGCAACACTGGACAGGCCGAGAACTCCGCACCCCAGGTTCAATCCAACCTGGTTGCCAGCAGGAAAGCTGGGGCCAGGTTCCGGCTCTGGATCAGGCCCGGGGCCTGGCCTGATGCCCCACGGGATACGGGCGGCAGCCCCCCAGGGCATCAGTGATTCTCGCCGAGCGCGGACAGGATGGCGCCATTCCCATGACGACACGGCGTTGGCAGAACGCGTGATTGAACGCCAACGCAGCGTGAGCTCTACCGTTGATCTATTGAGCGCACCCCAGGCGAACATCGACCCGCTCGAAAGCGCGCTGAGAAGGCTCCGCCAACGAACCACTAGTGATCGCGATGATTGACCTAATGCCTCCCAACGCAACAGTGTCTCGCTGCTGGACCCACGCATTGTTCGATGCCAATCAAACTGACCCGATGCGCTTAATCCGGATGATGACGACCACGCAATGCCATTCCCCTGATGGACACCAGCGGCAGTGCCCCAAGCCAAGCCCCGATCCGTTGCAGCCACCGAAGCGGGCGCCCAAGCCAAGGACGAGACAGCTTGGCAACGGGCGGACTTTCGCCAATGCAAGCCCACAGCCTGGCGAACACCCCGGATGACCGGCTCAGGCGCGTTATCGTCCCACTCCACGCCAAGATTCAGGCCTACCCGTGATCCGCCTGACACTACTAGGGGACCAAGGTTCAATCCCGCGCGACGACCTTCCGGTGCCAACATGCACTTACTCCAACGGAGCCGGGGAAACCCAGTCCTGAATCGCAGCGTTGTGATTGCCGCGATCGTCAAATCCAATGACCAGGAACTTACGACTCATATCCAAGCCCTCGACCCGCCACGTCCCATCGGCCTTCGATCTGGTCATTGCAACGGCCGACATTGAGATCCTGTCGAACACCATGATTCGACCGGCAGCAGGCTGATTCATGATGCGGAATCGACCATCCACATCCGGCTGCTCCGTCGAAGGCCCCTCCCCTGCCAAATAGCCTTTCGCAGCGATTCCAACCCGAGAGGCGACCTGTAGGCGCATCACCGATGTCGCCCGGGTCACCACCACCCACCTCCTAGCGAGAAGAGCAGCTGCCCACGGTACTCACTACCCAGCGTCGTTGAGTAGTAGTTCGGCGCATAACCCACCGCCGCAATCTGGGATGCCCCACGAAACTCGAAAGGCGCAGCCTGCACACTCAGATCTGCGAACGGCCTGACATGGTACGGAACAACAATGCCAGGCAGCTGCCCACGAGGCCGCCCAGAGCCCTCGAAAATCTGTACCCCGGTATAGAGCAATCCTCCGGTTACTCCGTCAGGATAGACTGACTGCCTTTCAGGGAGCGTGTTCCAAGCACGGAACGAGCCATACCTCATTCCACCCACCAAGAATCCAGGCGCAGACGCCACTGGAGAGGCCACAGTTCTGGGCAGGTAACAGGCAGGCCTATTCAAATCGATTGCGGTGGCCTCGTTCGGCGTTGAAAAGACGAATCCGTCAAAGTCTTCCGTGCCGAGATAGTCCGTCAGTCCGCTATGACTGACACACCATGCCATCGTATCGCCAGGCTTGTATGAGATGAAGTCGCCAAAAAAGTGTGCGTGCCTCTGGTCAACAAGGGCCGCAGGGTTCAAATTCGTAAACAGATAGAGGCAGCGACTGTCCGCCACCGCGACCCATCGGGACGCAGTGGCGCTTAGTGAATTGGACTTCGCAATGATCGAGCCAGCTGGCAAAGCACTCGGGCTAGGAGTCGCGTCGGCGCCGTCACCAAATGCACGCAGTGCAGAGTACCCGCGTGCACGGGCATACCGGGCGGTACCAACACTGGCGGAGTCATCCACCTCCAGTACAAATCCGCTTCCTGCATACGGGTCATTTCGATATGCCCTCTTGCCGGCTGCGGACAGGTGCCGTGTCCAACCGGCGCCCGGCTTGAACGCGTCCCCCACGCCGTAGCCATCAACCAGCACAGCGTCCAGCACCACAAGCAAACTGCCAACCTGCCCAGACAGCTGCGGGGCACCAGCGTCGGTACTGCTATAGAGCCTTGGAACAGTTGCCATCGTTACTCTCCCGCCACGTTGCCGACGACTTGGAATCGCGTTGAATCACGGGCGCCATCCGGAGTTCCAGGCAACGTCGTGCGCATGAGCCAAACAGGAGCCAGCCCACCAACGGTATTGAATCGGACGACGTTGTTCGTGGACCAACCGGTCCCCCAGCCTTCGCGTTTCATTACGAAGTACGGCGCCCCGGTACGTGGATTCAGAGGCGCCAAGTCTGTGGTCGTGTTGCCGGTGGCAATTGTGCCTACCGTCTCACCGATCACTTCAAACTGGGTTGAACTGGTGAATCGCACGGCCCAACGCTCAGTGATTGCATCCGCGTTCTTCACCGCCAGCGGGTAATCCGTTTCGTTGTAGGTACCAGGTGCGACACTGCCGCTCGGAGAGTCCGCCCACACATTGTTCCACGCAGCCTGATCAAACAGACTTACGACACGTGCTTGCAAGTCCAACGAGCCGTTTGCCTCGGCATATGCCCGGAAAGCGCGACGAACGTCTTCGACAGAGGCCTTGCCGCGAGCCGCGCCGTCACGGATCGCTTCGAAGGCGCTCTTGGCAGCGTCCCGCGTCGCATTGAGCGACGCCTGGGACTGGATGCCAAGCCTGGCGAATTCGTCGGCCAGCGGATCGATGGCAACCTGAATTTCGCGGATGCGAGCGTTGAGCGCTGCCGCCGACCGCGCGGCCGCATCGAAGCCGACCTTACCCTGCCGCCCTGCCGATTCCAGCAGCGCGCCCACCGAACCGACCGATACCCCGGCTGCCGCTTGCGACCGCTGCATTGTTGGCAAGCTGCGCATTCGTGGTCGCGATCAGTGCTGCGCGCCATGCGTTCAGCTGGAGCAGGGCCCCCACGATCTTGAACTGCGCATATGCGGCAGCCATCAGGCCGATCACGCGGGCATGGTCCACAACCCACTGCGTCGTGCCTTTAACCGCCTCGGCCATGGTGATGATGGCCTGGGCGGTCTGCTTGGCCCAGCGGGACAGGCTGCCATCGGCGGCCAGTCGATCCAGCGTCGCCAGAAGGGTGTTCAGCTGCTCCTTGAAGTAGGTCAGCACCCCCTGGTCTGCGACCTCCTGTTTCCAATCCTTGAAGCGATCAGTGGCCGTCTTCCACAGGCCAGCGATGGTGCCAACCTTCGCTGCGGCGGCCGCGCCGCCATAGGATTCGGCCAGTAGATCGAGGATGATGGCCTGCGCCTTTGCCACCTGGCCGGTGGCTTCCAGGCTCTTGATCAGCGCCTTCTGGCTGTCATCCAGTGTGAAGCCCTGCTTGCTCAGGCTTTCCATCGCCTTCGACGGCGTCTGCAGTGCCTTGCCAACGACCTCGGCAGACCCCTCCAGCGACATGCCCAGCCGCTGAGCCTGATCGATGGTGATCTGCATTGCTGCCGGGAACTGCTCTCCGACGATATTGGTGTATGACAGCAGGCGTACCTGGGCCGCACTTATCTGTCCATCGTCGAAGAGCCCGCTCTGGAGCTGCTTGCGCATTGCGGCCAGGCTTTGCGCGGTGAACTCACCGCTTCGGCCGGTCGCCTGCAGAGCGGCTTCCAGTTGCGACAGCTCCTGCTCAGCGTCACTGCCTTCCTTCACGATGGCCTTGATGCCATCGACCACTCGGTTCAGGCCGACAAACGCGAGCGCGCCAGCCGCCACAGCCTTCAGCCTACCGAACCAGCTGACAGTGCTCTCGGTGGCCGACGCCAGGTCGGCACTGCCGGCGGTCGCGTCGTCGGCACGCTCGCGATACTCCGCCAGCGACTTGGCCGCAGCCCTGCTGGTGTTGGCCTGCTTGCGGAAGGCCGTCTCTGCCTCATCGATCTGCTGTTTGCGACGACGGCCCGCCTCAGCCTCTGCCGCTGCGGCCCTGGCTTGTTCGGTAAGCGCAGCCGCACTACGGGCGACTTCGATCCGCAGGCGCTGCTGGTGGTCAGCTAGGTTCGCGGTGTTGACGCCGAGCGAAGAAAGCTCGTCGTCGGCCTTGCCGACGGCATCCCATTGCTCGTTGAGCGCTTTTTTCAGCCGCTCGCCTTCCTTACGCAGATCGCGCTGGGTTGCCAGCACCTCGCGGGAGGGCTTGTCCATCTCGCCGATGCTGAGGCTGAGCGCCAGTGCGGCCTTCTGGTTGTCGTCAAACTGCTGCTCCAGCTGCGCGAGCTCGGCCAGCATGCCGTCAAAAGCATCCGCTTTCGCCGCCGCCTCGTTCAGCCCAGTGAGCGAGTCGAGCAGCTTCGTCGCCTTGCCAGCGGTCTCGACCGACATGTCTCCCAGATCGCCGAACGCCGCGCGCAGTTCGTCCACACCTTCGCGGCCCTGCGTTTCGATGACGACCCGAATTGCTTCTTCCAGCCGATCAGCCATTGGAGCTTCCGTTGACGCGCCACTGGCGGCGCAGTTCTGTCAGGTAGGTGGTGTGGAAGCGCTCGATCAGCCGGCGACGGGCCTCCAGGGCGCGGCTGTTGCCATCAGCACCCGAGAGCATCTCGAACGGGCTGGGGCCTCGGAGGATGCGAACCGGGCCTCGACCGTGGCGTTTCTGCTGTGCCCGATCCCAGCCGCGCACACGGATGGCCCTGCGGCCCTTGATCGTCGCGATGAAGGCGCCGTCGTAGGTCTTCGACTCGCCCACGCCAATTCCGGCCGTCGCACCTCGGGATTTGCGACCGGCCCAGCGACCACCGAACTCGATCAGCGAGATCTGCCGCGTGCTGGCCCAAATGGAAAGGAAGTCGTCCCGGCCGCGCTTGCCGGTGCTGTAGCCGCGCTCGCCCGTCTCCACGCGATACTTCCCCCGCAGAGCAGAAGCGCGGATGTTGTAGGAGCCACGTACCTCTTGCGCAGTAGCCGGCCCAGCCCGGCGCTGCAGACCAACAAACGCCCGCTGCACCGACAGGTCGTATCGATTCAGAACTTCGCCAGCCAGGTCGGTCAGACCATGGAAACCTTTTGCCCGCCGGCCGCTGACGAAGTACTTGAGCAGGTTGTTGTTGCGATTGGACGCCACAGTGCCCTTCCTGTTTCAAACCGGGAGGGCGCCCTCGCGGCGCCCTCCCCTCGCCGGGGTCACCGGCACGCTCAGCCCGCCGACTGCGCGGCGATCTTGAAGGTGTAGAGATCGGTCTCGCCGGCCTGGAAGATGACCGGACCGGTCAGGGTCACCTGGATCGGCTCGTCGCTAAACCAGTCAACGTCGCCATCGACAGTCAGGTCGACATTGGGGATCGACAGCAGGCCTTCGTCGCCACTGATGCGGTCCTGCATGTCGCCCAGGATCTGGAAGGACTTGCTCGGTGTCGTGCCGCCGCTGATTGCGGTTTCCAGGTAGGCATCGAAGCTGTAATCGGCCGTCACAACATCACCGGCCTGCAGCGCGCCACCCTTCTTGGGGATCAGGAGACCATGACGGGGTTCGAGGTCATAGTCGGTGCCCTTCACCAGGTCCACTGCGCCCTTCTTGAACGCCGGCGCCGGCGTTGCTTCGATGAAGTTGTGCGGCAGCTTCACGGGGGTATCCACGCTGCCAACAGTGACCGACACAGCGGTGGCCGAGCCGGCTGCCACAGTGGTGTTGACCAGGGTGCCGTACAGCATGCGAGCCAGGAAGGCCGTCGGCACTTCCAGCGCGGTAATCGAGACGTTGGTGACGCCCGGATTCGAATCCTTGTGGATGATCTGCTGATAGCGAGCATCGCGGCGCTTGCTCTTGATCTCCACCGAATCGCCGGCTTCGTAGCTGAAGGTCAGCGAGGACTGCTCCAGGGGCTGGTTACCGAACTTGTCGGCGGGCTCGGGAATGACGGGGGCGCGAACGCCCTCGGCGCCGTGCTCCCAGAAGCGCAGGTCACCTGCGAACTTGCGGACTTTTGGCTGTGCCATGGTTCTGGTTCCTTTACGGGTTGGACACGGGCTCAAAGGTCTCGGTCAGACCAGCCCGCGCGGTGATCTGAGCGACTACGGCGGTATGCCCGGCATCGTCCTCAAGGGTCGCCAGCTCGGTTTCAAGCAGCTCGAAGCTGGTCACCCCAAGCGGCAGCGACTTCTCTTTGAACGTCAGGGCGCGAATCAGGTCGTGGCGCGCACGATGAACGAGAAGCCGGGGATTCGCTTCATCGCTACCACGCGGAACTTCGAACTCGATGGTGATGGCTGCGTCGGAGTTGGACTGGGCCACACCCCCGCCGCTGCGGGAGAGCCGGCGGACAGAGATGATCGTTGCAGGCTCGGTGCTGTCCTCGCTGATCTCGGTTTCATCAATGATCACGGTGCCCGCACCGATGTCGGTGCGGAAGCCATTGCTGCGCGAGATCAGCCGGACGCGAGCCTCCAGGAATTCCACCAGCTGCCACGACAGCGGCTCTGCGAGGTCAGCCACGGCTCACCAGCCAGCGGCTCTGCGAGCCGTCATCGCTGATCTTCTTGCTGTTAACGAAGACCTCTGTGCCGAAAGCGCTCGAAACCACCTCGAAACGATCGCCTTGTTCAGGCGCTACGTCCGAACGCAAGTACGCGATCTCCACGCGTCCTGACCTGAACTGGCGTAGTTCACCGATGGTCTCAACGTCGCGCTCCACGTAGGCACGCACGCCCTCGGTGGCCGCACCATCCTTGGCCGTGTACCGGCCTCGCGAGGCCATGCCCGCCAGCGTAAAGGCGGCGTGCAACGTGCCATCCAAATCGCGGAGGAAGTCGACCTCGCTCACCGTACACCTCGCGAGCACAGCAGCGCATAGGCCTGAAGCGCCCTCACTTGGGCGTCGCACTGGGCGGCAGCGCCAACAGCTCGGCCCGCACTTTCAATTCGGTCGTCGGCTCGACCATCAGGCTGGCTGCCGGCTGCGGCGGCTGCGGACAGCTCGGCGGTGGCGACGGTCGCTTGCCAGCGCTGGTGCAGGCGCTGGTTGCCAGCGCGAAGATCAGCGATAAGGCGATCAGAGGCTTTCTGTGCATCATCCTTTTCCTTTTCATATGTGGCGGCCAAAGCGTTCGCAGCGGCTGCGCTGCCACGTTCGGCCGCCAGCGTGGCGGCCGTTGCATTCGCCTCGGCGCGGGCCGCATCGCGTTCGCGCTCCATCACGTCACGGGCGGCAGCTGCCTGGTCGGTCGCGCGGTGCGCGATAGAAACCGACCCTCGCTGCCAGACAATCACGCCCAGCAGCAGAAGAGTGGCGAGGATGAGGGCGCGGATCATGCGGACACCACCGGGTCTTCAGGCGGAATGACTGCACCGAGCCCGCGCAGCGTGGACTCAAGCTGCCGGACTCGCATCCGCAATGCGCTGGCCTCCTCCTGTGCCTTGAGCCGCATCATCATCTCTTGCTGCAGCCGCTCGTCCTGGACCGAGACCCTCTGTTCCAGCGACCCGATACGCTCGGAAAGACCCTTGATGAGATCCACGTTCGCATCAGTCTCGGTGCGCTCCTTCTTGCGCGACAGAAATGCAGCCCAGGTCTCGCGCAGAATCCAAACGGCTACGACGCTGCCCGCAGCCCACCAGGGGGCCGTGGCGGTGACACCGCCGCCGACCATCAGCTGAGCGCCTCGGCGACACCAGCACTGACCACATCGGCATTCCAGTACATGCCACCGTTCTCGTGCTGTGCGATGGCCGTCGCGAGACGCCCCAGCGTCACCGGGTTATCCAACCGGATGACCTCGGAAGGTGCGACGCCCACCGCCGCCGCAACCTGCCGGACGTAGGCGCCCGTATCGTTCTCCACCGGCGGTGCCCAGCGTCCGATGATCTCCTTCACCGTTCGGAGGCCGTGCTTGCGCTGATAAGTAAGCAACGTCTTAGCCAAGGCGCGGAACCCCGCCTGTGGCGTAAGAAAGACGCAGAAGCGGCCCTCGCGCGCAATGGCAGCGCCGGAACGATCCTCACCCTGCCAAGGTGTACTGGTGCGGTCGATGTTGCCTGGATTGTTGTTGCGTACGCCGCGCGGCGTGCTGGTGGTGCCCATGCGATTCCCCGTTGTCGCTGTGATAGAACCGGCACCGCTCACGCCACCCGGGCACATGTGAGCGATGCCGGCCAAGACTTACGCCGACTTCACCGAACCGGAGCCCGGGGTCAGCTTTGCCAGCACGGTCGCACTACCAGTGCCAGCGGCCGCGATGGCGACCGCGCAGTGCTCCAGGTCGCCTGCATCGGCACCGGTGACGATCAGCTGCCCGCCCTGGGAATCCCAGGTCAGACCAGCACCTGCAGAAATGGTGGCGCTCGGAAGCTTCGGCAGTTCGAACACGCCTTCGATCTGGGCGCTGCCCTTGGTGCCAGCGGGGATGTCCACCAGCGCGACGGCCAGCAGCTGGCCGACGATGGATGCCTGCCCGCTGACCAGAGCGGTTGCCGCGACGATGTCAATCACCGCTCCCGGGAATTTGTAGTTCTTCGCCATGACGATGGTCCTCAGTTGGCGTCTTGCATGAATGGAGAGGGAGACAACGGCTGCGGCAGGAAAGCCGCAGCCGGATAGTTGGTTACTCGCCCGGGTTGAAGGCCGCGCCGCGCCAGCCCACCGCGCCCACGCCATACTTGTGGACAACCTTCCAGCTGAGGCCGTCGGTGCGGAAGTTGGTCTCCTGCTCCAGGACCGGCGTCTGCACGCCATTGAGGAATGCGACTTCGATCACCGGCTCCACATTCGGGTCGGCGAAGCCGTACCAGCCCTTACCAGTACCCAGGCGCGGTGAGGTGATGATGTCGCTGAAGGTGGCGCGCGAGGTGTTGTTCACCTGGAACTTACCCGTAACGTCCGGGTCGTACTCGCTGTTGTTCACCAGGTTCGCGCGGCCGTGCATGGCGACCGTGCCCAAGAACCGCGACAGCGAGATATCGAGGTAGTCGTTGCCACCCGGGTCCATCTGTAGTGCCATCAGCTGGCGCATCGCGTCGAAGGCGTCGACCGAGACCGCAGCTCCGGCGGTGATGTTGCCGTGCTCGGCGTGGAACAGGGTGTGCCCGTCCCTCATGACCGGACCCAGGCCGCCGTTCTGCTTCAGAACGTCGTAGACATCCTTTTCGATGGTGCGGCCAGCGGCCTGACCCAGCGCAGTGGTGATGCGCACGAACGCGCCCAGATCATCGTTCACCAGCACTTCCGGGGTGATCTGCAGGATGCGCCCCTTGCGGGCACCCTTGATGGTCTCGGCCTCGCCATCCCCCAGCACACCGTTCTCATACTCGCCGGCTTCATTGACCGGTTTCAGGTCGGAGAACGAAGACAGGTGGTAGCGGCTGTGCGCGCGGTAGTCGGACAGCGTGCCGGTCGCGCAGAAACGGGTCCAGGTGAACTGCTGCAGGTTGTAGGCACCAACCAGCACCCGGTGCAGCACATTCTCCAGCAGAACGGGGAAGTCGCTGGTGGTCTGCACAGCGAGAACGCGGCGCGCGATCTGCTCGCGGTCCATGCTGCGGGTGTTCACGCCCGCCTGGATCAGGGAGCGCTCTGCAAGCGCCATCAGCGTGGTGTGGGTGAAGGGATTCCCGTTGCGGGCGGCGTCGGCATCAGCGCCGGTCAGCACGCCGGCACGGGCGAGCAGCGCATTGACCTGGGCGCGGCGCTGGTTGTCTTCCTCCGGCACCACGTCGGTGATGCTGGAGTTGAAGTTGCCGGCCAGCGGTTGCCCGCCTGCCGCCAGCTTCGCCAGCAGCTTGCCGCGCGCGACATCCTCGGTGATCGCTGCATCGGCCAGGCACTCGGCTTCCAGTTCCTGGACGCCGCTGACCTCACGGAAGCCTGCGAAAACGGTACGGATGGCGGTGTTGCGAGCCGAGATGGCCGCCATCACCTGCTCGACCGTCGCGCCGGCGGCCAGCGGAGCAGCAGGAGCTGCTGCGACCGGCGGAACCGGAGCGGAGGGTACGGTCGGCGCCGGGGCGGCGGGAGCCGGTGCAGCCGGAGCGGTGCCCGCCTGCGCCATGATCAGTTGGCACTGCTGTTTCATGCTGGTTTCCTCAAGGTGGGCCACAACGGCCCGCTGGTGAACCTCGCGGAGCGAGGCGAAGGCTGAAGCGGTGGTGGTTGCCTGAATGTGCTTGCGCAGCAGGGCATGCACGGCGCCCTCGGTCCCGGAGATCGCGCTCACATAGGACAGCAGCGCTGCTGCCGCGACGGAGTCCGCAGGCTCGGGCTGCACGTCGGGAATGACTTCGCTGATCAGACCCAGCGCCAGTGCTTCGGCTGCAGTGAGCCAGTGATCCTTGCGATCAGTCAGCATCGTCTCGATATCGGCCGGATTCTTCGCACGGCCCGAATAGGTCACCAGCATCTGGCGACCGTACACATCGATCTGGTCGGCCCGCTCGCGCAGATCACCAGCAAAACCCCAGCCGCCACCCTGCGGCCCGTGCAGCATCAGCATCGTGTTCTCGTGCATGCGGCGGGTGCTGCCGGCCATGGCAATCAGGCTGGCGATGCTCGCAGCAACGCCGTCCACGGTGACGTTGATGGTCGCCGGATGCTGCTTCAGCGCGTTGTAGATCGCCAGCCCATCAGTGACCACGCCGCCATCGGAATTGATCCGCACGTTGATCACGCTAGCGGTCGTGCCGGCCAGCTGCTCGACCACGCTGGCAGCAGTGACGCCCTCACCCCAGAAGTAATCCCCAATTGGCCCGTAGATCAGCAGCTCGGCCTCACCGCCGCTGGTGGTGTTCAGCGCGAGGACCGATTTGCCCTTTGCCTCCGGCTGCAGCGCTTCGATGTCGCTTGCATCAAACGCGAAGGTCGCGGCCAGGACCGCGCCAAGCGCGGCTGCCATGGCGTTGCGCGTGAGGTGATTCATTGCACATCCTCAGAAGTGGTTGGAATGGAACTGCCATCGGAGTTGGCCTGGGCCACGCCAGCGTCACTCACCTGGCCCGGATCGCTGTCCAGGGTGATTCCCAGATCACGCGCCCACTTACGTTCGTTGCGGATCTCTTCCAGCGTGTCGTACATGCGCCCCCCGCGCTCACTGATGACCGACGTGAGCGAGCGAATACCGGCGCGAATCATCATGCGGAGGCCGGTCGCTTCATGGACCGGGTTGATCCACGGCATCACCGGCGGCATGTACATCGCATCGGTGATCGTGGTCATCGAAACGCCGGTCGGAACGACCAGCTCGCCGGAGGCAATTGCAGCCTTGATGAAGCGCTCGTAGATCGGCCGAACAATCTGCGAGATCACCTCATAGGCCAGAACACCGTATGCGCCGTACTGCTCAACCAACTCCTGCCGCTGTGCGGAGTAGGTGCCGTTGTAGTTCTTCGACAGCGACGAAAACGACACCCGCATACCGCCGGCTACAGCACGCAGCTGCCCGTTCCGGTAGGTTTCCAGATTGGGATTGGGGCGATTGGTGTCGACGGTGCCAACGCTCTCACCCTTCACCAGGTCATCGAACACCATGCCCGGCTGGAACCGCATGGTCCTGCGTTCCGGCACCGTTTCGTTCTCGCCGTAGCTCTGCGCATCACCCTTGATGATGAAGGCAGCCATGCTGGCTGCGATCTTGGCGGCGACGCGCTCGGACTCCTCGTAATCCTTAAGGTCATCCAAGCGAGTCAGCACAGACGCCAGCAGGCTGACACCGCGCACTTGCCCGATGCGATCAACCATCTTGGCGTGATGAACGAATTCGGCACTCACGCGTTTCACTTCCGGCATGACTGCGTTCGGGTCACCGGGATGCTGCTTGTAAAGGTGATAGGCGATGGGCCGGTTCCAGGCGTTTTTCTCCACGCCCTGCATGATGTTCCTGACCGGATCGTTGAAATCAATCGGCAGGAGATCAGGCTCGATCATCTCGATGCTGTAGGGAACGACGGTGCCATGGTCGAGATACGGCACCGGCCCGATCAGATCCTGGTACAGCACCTCCCCGTCGCGGAACAGGGTCCGGGTCATCAGGCGCTGTGCCGCCCCGAAGTCATGGCACCAGGTGACCTCCGGTCGCTTCCAGAAGTCCCGCAGCAACGGGGTGATCTGATCGACCAGGGATTCCACGATGTTCCCGTTCACGTCGCGCGGCTGCGGCTCGATGCCGATGCCATCCCGCCCGATCACGTTCTGGACCATCTGGTTGAAGCCGTTCACCACGATGTCGTGGTTGCGGTCGAGGTGCCGCGCCTGGGTTCGGATTCGCGTCGCACCGCTGGCAACCGCAGTGTTACCGGACCCAAACTCGCGCGCAGCCTCTCGCAGGCGGCTGGGCGTGGCACCGTCGTAGGCACTGCTGTATGCCGCGATGCGTGCACGCGCCATGGCACGCTTCGCACCCCAGCCGGGGGCCACAGCGGCGATGGCGCGGTCAAGGCGGTTCACTCGCGCCCCCTGAAATCAGCAAGAGACACGGACATGCGGCTACCGCCCCGTGCCTGCATGTTCACCTTGGCTTCCCACTCGCGCCGGCCGGCGCGAATCTCTGCCAGGTCGGCGCGATTCAGCTGCCGTTCCCCCATGCGGAACGACTGCCCCTGCAGCACCGCAACCTCGGCGGCCAGGTACATTTCCAGCATGGATTGGGCGGGTGTTGGCATGGGAACAGTTTGGAGACTGAGCCGTCTCAACCGTTACCAGCCGCATGAGACGATCTCGATTTCGCCCCATATGAAATCAGTCACTTACAAAGCGACCGTCTCAATCTTTGCCAGAAGGTGAGACGACCGCTGGTATCTTCATCCCGCTCTTGATGGCTTGGGTAATCCACCCGGGAACATTCGATACAGTGCCGCTCTCGATACACCGTGCCGACGGCAGACCAATCGCCAGTCCTGCCCCTCAGCTAGCTCGGCACGAATCACCTCCACGCGCGAGCAAGGTTTGTCCTGCCCAGCTGCTTTGGGGATGTGCAGGCGCTCGCCGCCGTACTCAGTCTGCAGAACCGTCATCACCGCCGTGGCGTAGGGCATGGCGTGTTCCTCGTTCAAGCCTGTCTGTTCGACAATGCCCCGAACCACCAGGCGACGCAGCTGTTCCGCTGCGTCAATGTCACGAGAATTGCTCATAGCCGGCTGCTCCAACCGCTCGACCCGAAACCATCGCGCGACGTTTCACGGGAATCCCGCGCTACCTGCACAGGCCTCGGCGTTGGCTTCTTCTCGACCGCAGCCACGTGCGACTCCGGCACTACGGTGGCAGCGCCAACCGCCGCGAGTCCCGATACGGCCGGAAGGCTGAACAAATCGTTCTCGGGCTGCACTTGTTCCTCCAATTGATCCCACCACTTCGCTTTCTTGGGCCCCCACAGGTCGAGGCGCTCTTCCAGCCATATCTCGTACGTCAGGCAGTCCTTGACCTCGATTCGCTTGCGCGTCGCGGTCCACCTGGACTCAGACCCGCCCTTCATCCGCCGCGTGGCGCGGATCTCGCCCGCCAGCTGCTTGAACCATTCGGGCGAGAGCTGATCCGACAGGTGGACGTAGCCGGGCCCCGGCACAGCGACATCCAACCGCGCCTGGAAGCGGTCCTTGGCGAGATTCGTACCTACGTGCCAGAGCACGGGGCCATGCTTCTCGATGCGACCGTTGAACCGGTAGCTCACGCGGCTGTTTCCGTTCTCGATAGACCGTTCCTGCCCGCTGGCACCTTTGACGGCATGCACGCGAAGTGCCTTCAGTTTGTGGGCGAAGGCATACACCGCATCGGCATGGTGACCACCCGAATCGATGGCGGTTGCATAGATGCGCTGGGCCCGCCCACTGGCGTGGGTGTACTCCTGCTCCCGCAGAAATGCTTCCGCCTCGTTCCAGACCTCCATTTGCGCGGGGTTCCCGAAGAACACGCGGTGATCAATCGTCCACATCTGACCGCCCCGACCCACGCCCCATACGCCAGCCTCAAGGCGGTTGTCCTGCGTGTCCATGCCACACAGGAGCAACAAGCAATCGCGAGGCATAGTCTTCAGGGGGAACGGCTCCGCCCTGTTGACCAGCTCCTCTGCATCCGTCCGCTCGACCTCACCCTCCCAGGTCTCACCGAGAGTGGTGTTGGTCCACGCCTTCAGCTTGCTGTCGTCGCCTTCCTGGTGCTTGGTGAACGCCTCTAGGAACTCGCGAACAATTTGCTGCCACGCGACAGCCGGGCTGTACGCGGTCCAGATGTGAACCGCCACATGGCGCGGAGCCGGGACGACCTGGTCATCTGGAGTCGTGAAGCGACCATCTGCGCGGAGCCAGAGGTCACCGCGCGAGTTCACCCATTCACCCTGCTCTGCGGCCTGCAGGTACTCGCCCTGCGTCATGGGGTAGGTGCACTGCGGGCAGAGGTGGTAGACGTGGACAACGCCGCCATCGGCGTCGCGTTCGAACTTGAACCCGTGCGACTCGTCCTTGCCACCCCAGGTCAGCGCATGGAAGGCATCACACTGGGGGCAACGCACCTGGTAGGTGAATCGCTCGTCCGCCTGCGAGTAGCGAGTATCCACCAGGCTGAAGCCCTTGAGCTTCGGGGTGCTGCCAGCCACAAGTTTGGGAAAGGTCGCACCTTCCAGACGCTTCGCCGCCAGCGAGTCCGGCGCGCCCTCCTTCTCGATGTCGTTGTCGAAGGCATCAAGCTCATCGAGCAACGCTACGTCCACAGAGATGCGACGATAGTTCTTCGCGGCCTTGCCGCCGCGCACGCGCAGCAGCGATCCGATGAACTTCTTCTGCTGCAGCGTGTTGTCCTTGTGCCGGGCCAGATAGGCCGGGAATACCGCCCGCATGCACTCCACGTCGCGCAGCATGGGCTCTAACTCCGACTTGACGAAGTCATCTGAGTCGTCGTCGGTCGGCTGCCAGATGCACTGGTTCCGGCGTCGGTGCTCTGCGTTGTAGCCAAGGAAGGCGAGCAGGATCTTGGTGTAGCCAACACGCGCCGACTTCTTCACCGAGACCTCGGCCACGTCGTCGTTACTGATCACCGCCATCATTCCGCGCTGGAACGGCCACGGGGTCCACTTCTGCTCGACGTAGCTCGATTCGGCGGAAAGGTAGAAGTGTTCCCGGGCCCAGGCTTCCAGCGTGATCGGCTCCTGCACCGCCCACGATGCGAGACCGCGCTGCAGATGGCGCTCCACGGCCTGCAGCTGGCTTGCATCGATTCCACGATGAATCGTCATTCGCATTGATCCTCGGTATCAACCGGCACCGCCGTGGACGCGTCCTCATCGGCATCATCGTCAGCATCAACGTCCGCCAGGCGCATCGACGCGGCGAGGTTCCGTGCCTTGGCGACAATCTGAGCCACGACCTCGACATCCGCTGCCTTCAGCTGCGGAAGCCGGCGCCGCAGCGTGCCCGGGATCGTCTCAAGGATGCGACCCGCCCGCGCGCCGACTTTCGACAACACCTGTTCCATGAGGTGTGCCGGCGCCAGCTCGCCCCGGGTCACGGCGTTCTGCATCGCCAAGCGGTCAGCCTGCTCTCGCGCCAGCCGGGCACGCTCGGCGGTCAGATCCTTGCCCGCCTCGCCACCACGGCCAGCGGCAACCTCGCGCAGGTGATCGCAGTAGGCAAGCAGCCACTCATCACCAGCAGCACCGTCCGCGAGGACTCCACGACGCACCAGGTCGCTGACCGCCTGCTGGGATATGCCCACCAGATCCCCAAACGCGCCCTGCTTCATCGGGCTGCTCAGATCAGAAACCACTACAACCCCCTTGGAAATGCTTCATGACTAGCGAGAAATTGCGCGACCGAATACCCGTGGAATTTGCGGCGCGGGAGGACCCATCGGCCTGCCCTCTCCCCCCTGCCCCACCCGCTCGACCAACCTCGCGATGATTCGCGTGGAACATGCCACCCGTCCTGACCGTCCCGACCATCACAGCAAGGTCTGGACGCTCGAAACCCTTGCCGGCTCTAGGCTGTCCACACTGTCCATACCGTCCACACCTATTTTTCTGATTTGAGTATTTGAGAATCTGGCCGTGGTATCGGTACATGTACGCGCGCGAAGAAAGGTGTGGACGGTCGGGACAGCTCTGTCGCAGTAGGCGACTGGTCTGGTCAGTGGTCTGGACGGGTGTGGACGAAGCCCGGTAGGTCTGGTCAGAAGTCCGGTCCACTGGTGGCCTCCTGCGTTGACCGCTGTGCTGACGCCAGCCAGTCGTCGATTGCGAGGCCAGGCCTGAACCATCGCGGCTCTCGGCCACCATCCGGCCAACGCCTTCGCTGCTGCTCCCAGCCCAGCGTCTTCATGATTGCCGCCACCCGCATCTGTTCGGGCTTGCCGTGCTTGCCGGGGTCCAACCCAATGGCGTACGTCAGTAGGTTGTCGGTGGTTGCCCAATCGATCTCCGATGCCGTCGCCAGGCGCGTCGGGTACTTGCTCGGCTCCATCCGAACGTCGAGCCATTGCTCAACCCGCCCCTCCCAACTGTCGCCAACGTACCTGCTGGCCTGCTCTTCCTTCGCGTCTGCTGGCAATTCCCACCACTCAAACCCAGCATCGAACATGGTCACAGCCTCAGCCCAGAGCTGGTCGCGTTGCACTGCGATCTGGTCTAGACGTACATCTCCATCGGTCCGCACAGGCAGAAAGCGCCGGCCACCAGTCGGGTCACGCAGGTACTGATGCTCGTTCGTTGTTCCGGCGAACACGCATTCGCGGCGGTAGGACCGAGGCACGCGCTCGTAGGGCGCACGGAACTTATCCACGCGCCTGCTGATGGCAGTCTTTACGCTGGTCACGTCGGCCTTCGAGAACGAGTCCATCTCGCCGATCTCGACGCCCCAGGCCCCTTGGATGACCTGGTAGAAGTCCTTTCCGCTGGGGGATTCACTTGTCTCGACAAACCATTCGCTACCGAAGATCGCGCGCAAGGCACTCGACTTCCGCTTGCCCTGCTCACCTTCCAGAACCAACATGAAGTCGACCTGCGCACCCACGCTGGGCTGCTTGGCGTCCACCCACAGGATGCGAGCCACGGCACCTACCATGAAGCACTGCGCTGCGCGCAGGCTGTAAGCATTTTCCGCCGCCCCGAACAGCTCAACGAGCATCCGCTCAACGCGGGGTACGCCATCCCATTCCAAGGCACCGAGATAGTCCTTGATCGGATGACGGCGGTGCCGGCGCGCGACAGCGATAACAGCCTTCAACACCAGGTCATCGCTGCACTTCATCCAGTAGCGCTCCGGGTGCTGCAGCCAAGCCGTCAGCTCGTACGCATCCGAATCGATGAACTCATCTCTGCTTCCGCCGGTCCACGGTGGATCTCGGTGCAGCTTGACCTGATTGCTGGAGTCGTTGAGCCACCACAGGCCCTTCAGCCGATCATCGTTCTCCATGATCAGAATCAGGTTGTGCAGCGTGCCCTCGATATTTCCATCGCGATTTCTGGTGAGGTGCTCCTTCCAGGCGTTGGGATCTACCCCACCATCGCCTGGCGGTGGCGTACCGCCACCGTCGATCACCGTCATCCTGCGCCTTGTCCCCACGGTCATTTCCGCATTGCCCTTTCATAACCCCGCGCCAAGCGCAGGTATTCTCTTGCCCGCTCCCGGCGCAACTGCCTGGAGTGCTCGTATGGGTTGTCCAGAGCGGCCTGTGCCGCGAGCCGATAGGCGCGGGCAAGCTTGGCGTCCGAGTGCAGCAGACGCTCCTCCAGCCTCCTGTCATGTGCCATTGGCAGCCACCACGTCGACCTCAACCACGCGATTGGCAGCCCACGCCGCGAGCTGCCGAGGCGACCAGCCATCGCGTTCCAGTGCATCTGCAATGTCCCAACCGTCAGGCTGGCCCGTCACATCCACGAATCGGATCGATCTGGCGCCTGCCCGCTTCAACAGCTGGGCGACCCCTGGCTTGAACTGATTGGCATCATTCCTCCACCCAAGCATTGCCTGCTGTCCCGGAGCGTCGGCATCGGGCCAGAGCACGCAATCCCGGCCGGCCAGTGGCGACCAGTCAGCTTTTGTGACGGCTTTTCCGCCGCCCGACCAGCTGATTGCCGCATAGCCAGGGAACGCACGTGCCCCCACGTCCCGACACTTCTCGCCCTCTGGAATCAACACCGGCGCGTCGGGTTTCGCAGCCAGGGCGTCCAGGCCGTACAGCGGCCGCGCGCCGGGGAAGCTCTCCAAGCACCATTGCTTCTGTCCATCCGGCCCAACGCACCAGGTCACCTGGGGCGTCCACTTCTTCAGCCTGCGGCTGTCGCGATCGATGAATTCGCAACGCAACACGTACCCCAGGATCTGCGCTTCAGCGTTGCGGTAGGGAAACACCCTGACAGGCTTCATTCTGCGGAGCTTGTCGCGCTTGGCATTCCAGATCGGCACCGTCCAGCCGCTGTCGGTCAGCAACGCCGGAGCATCATCGGGCACGGGCAGGATCGGCACCCACTTCACCCGCAACGAATCTTGGCTTGGCAGCTTCTCTCGCTCAGCCGCAACGCCCAGCTGACCACCGGTGAGCTGCGCGCATGCCTCAAGGAATCCAACCTGTAGGTGCTTCACCAGGAAGCCGATCACATCACCATGCGCACCACAGCCGAAGCAGTGATAGAAGCCTTTGACTTCGTTGACGGTAAAGCTCGCCGACGACTCATCGTGGAAGGGACATAGCCCGCTGTACTCCCCCCGGCCGGCTGGCCTGAGCTTGACGTAACGTCCGATAACATCGGCGATGTCTGCGGATTGGCGGATTGCATCGGTGTCTATCTGGCTGTTCGTCATCAGCGTCGCCTCCCGCCTTGGGATTCGCGACGCTCGATCATCTGCCACTGCACCCGCAGGTACTCGGCAATTCGCTGCCGGCAGCCAACGCCACCTGTGCAAACGCCTGGCGCTTGGCAGGTCTCTGCGATCTGGCCGATCTGTGCACGCCATTCTGCACGGGGCTGACGTGCAATCAGCAGAGCCTGGTGCAGACATCGATTCACACCCAACGGATACCTCCTTCATCGAGCTGGCGCTGGGCGCTATCTCTACGTTCGGTTTCTTGGCGAATTCGCTCGCGCTCTGCCAATGCTTCTTCACCTACCAATCCGGGCACTGCATCGGTCAACGCGAGTGCCGCAAGCTCCATGGCATGCCGCGCAGAGGCGCTGGCCTGACCACGCCGTTGATACTTGGATCGATGGGCGCGGTGGCTTGCCACGTCAGTCCTCCATGCCCTGCTTTGCTGCCGCGCGGCAGGCGTTGCGCTCCAAGCGGTAGCAGAGCCTGCGGACCTCGCGGGTCAGGTCCTGAATTCGATCCGCCTCGGGAACGGTCAAGCGCTGATCGGCCAGCGCGTCGATCCCTGCGCCAGCCAATGCCCCAGTCAGCTTGTGCAGCTCCAGCAGCTTTGCCTGGATCGCGGCCAGCTCGTCAGGCCAGCCACCCTTGGGCGGCGGCGGGACGTAATCGACCATCAACTCGTATTGGCCTGCGAGGGAGCACACCCAGTCAGTGGCAATCTCCTGCGTACCGACAAATAGCTGCAGGTAGTCCGTCAGGATCTCGGCCATCTCCATAGAGACAGACTCACCATCGATTCCCCGGAGCTTCTTCCGCAGCGCCTCCGCCGATATCGACTTGCCTCGGCGTTTGCTGATGTGCGCTGCCGCATCCTGCAAGCCACCAGGTGCGCGTGCCACTGCATTGTGCAGAGCATCCCGCCAGTACAGGTCAGAGCGGAGGCAGGTCATGCTTCCCCCTGAAACACGCCATTGATCATCGTAGGAAGGTGGGTTGCGGTTGCTGCAACATTGGCGCCATGGCAGAGATCATCAGCTTCCCCCAACGCATGCGCTTCACGGCCATCCGCACCTACGACGTAAAGCGGGGCATCACTGGCGTAATCGCAGTGCTTTTCGCTCCCGAGCGCCTTACGCATGTCGCGCCCAGGGGGCCTGGCCTCGGTCGATGCCCTCCGCAAGCGGAAAGTTCATGGGCAGCCCTCCGGCCCGAAGACGTCACTGCGCAACTCGTGCCGTGAAACGCCGGTCAGCGATTCCACCCGGAGAACAAACTCAGAAGGGAGTACTCCGTTCTCACGGTTCAACCAAGCCCATACATGTCCCTGCCTGATTGGGCGCTCTCCCGTGCTCAAGGCGCGGGCGAGAGCTGTTTGCCCCCCCGCCACTTCGACGGCCCGGCGCAGGGCCTCACGCCCATTCGTACTTTCCACCGCGCGCCACTCGGCGCATGAGGTCTGAGTGTCCATGGCGCACACAATAAACAACCTAGGTTGTTCTCGTCAACAACCTATGTTGTTTGATAAAAACAACCGTGGCTGTGAAGGTTCCGAGATGGACCTTGGCACCCGAATCAAGACAGCCCGAAAGCATGCCGGGCTCACCCAGCTTCAGCTAGGCAAGCTCGTTGGCTTGAGCCAGCAGATGATCCAGAAACTTGAGTCAGGCAAGGCCGACGCAACCGTTTCCCTTCTGGACATTTGCATTGAGACCGGGGTCTCCCCCCGCTGGCTCGCACGCGACGAAGGCGAGATGCTGGATTCTCAGCCCCTGATACTCAATCCAGAGATCATCCGCCGCACGCACGAGGAGTTGGATTCGTACTACTCGCTGCTTGCAGGCAAGGAGTTTGATATCGAAGCCGATCCCGAACTCTTCGTGAAGGCTTATGAGTACCTGGCTAAGGAGGCGACTATTGTCGCGTCGGGCGAAAGGTTCGACTTCGCGCGTTGGTTGGCACGAGTTCTTAAGGGGGTGAGGGATGGAGCAACAAGCGAGGATGCTGGCACAGTTGATCGCGGAGCGAGCAGAGGCAGCGCCATCAAGGCGTCGCAGGCCTAGGGCTGTCTATCTAACTGGGGGATCGGGACATGACCTCCTACTGCGCCGGATTCGCTGGCTCACCAGGACATACGACTTGCAGTGGCTGGTTGATCAAGAGAGCGCTGATGAAACGAGCCTGTCCATTCTTTCGTCAAATCAGTTGCAGGAGCTGCTCGTGAAGCTCGAGCGCGCGCACCAGTGCATCGTGGAAGGAATCGGTTTCGATGAAGCGGGACTGGTCAAACCGATGATTGTGGAACCGCGATGAAGATCAGTCATCCAGTCGTCCTAGTCGGAGTTGTGGCTGCAGTAGCAGCCGCCGCTACTTGGATGCACCAAAGCCACAACATCCGTCCCAAGGACGATCCCACTCCACAGCTCTCCCATGGCAGTGAAGCAAGCACTACCAGCGGAGATGCCTCGGCTCCTGTTGCGCAGCAAAACTCTGCCGCACCAGTCACTCAGCCCAGCCCGGATGTGCAGGTTATCGCTACTGCTCAATCCTTGGTCAAGGACCGTCTGAAGGATCCCGAAAGCGCGCAGTTCCGGAATGTACGCCGGCTGCCAGACGGTGACGTTTGCGGCGAAGTGAACTCCAAGAACGGATTTGGCGGGTATGTCGGGTTTCAACACTTCTGGATCATTCGAGCCCAGTCAAGCCAGCCCGAGGTTCATCTGGGTATCGAGGCCATCGACGTGATCTGCAAGGCAAAAGAAGGCAAAACAACTTAGGTTGTTGCAAGCATACAACTAGAGTTGTATTGTTCGTTCCGCCAGCTCATCAGCTGGCGGGCGACCGGCGGGTCGCCACCCTGCCGGCCCCTCCCCTGACCGGCAGTAGCCGCCCCCTCGGCCATTGACCCGCCGGCGCCCTCCTTCGAACAGGAGCGCGCCATGTCTCATCGCTACGCCGATCCAAGCCCCTGCCTGCTGCCGCTGTTGGCCGTGAAGGCCCTGCGGGCCGTGGCAGCACGCGATCACAGCACCGCCCGGACCCTGTGGGTTCGCAGCAAGGGCGAACACAGCCGCAACCAGCTGCGCCGCTCCCGGCGCATGGGCGTTGCTAGCCTCCGCCTGGAAGCGTGCTCGCGCGATATGTCGGCCGAGGTGCGGGCATGAGCGCTCCTGTCGATGTTGTGGCGGCGAAACTCGCCGGCAGGTGCACAAACGGCCTAGAGCGCGGGCAAGGCAGAAATCTGCACGCGGTCCCCGCAGCCGAGGTGCGCCGCAGCTTTGGATTCGCTGGCAAGGCAATGTGCGGCGCACAGCCTGGTCGCCGCTCTGTCGGCTGGACGGTGTGCGAATCGCAGCCGGTGACGTGCCCTCGTTGCCAGCGAGCAATCGCCCGCGTCCAAGGCGGTGCCGCATGAACCGGAGCCTACGCCTCGCATGGGCAGCTGTCGCGTTGGTGGCCGCAATTGTCGTGCCGCTGCGTATCGCTGAGATCCACCAGGCGCACTCAGACCGCGATGCGGCCAAGGCGCGCTGGGCGCTCAGTACTTCGGTGAGGGGCTGACCATGCGCCAGACCGCTCGCCCGCTCCCCGATTCCGTGCCGTTGTGCTGGCCCGGCCATCGACCGCAAATCGTGGTAACCCAAGGCGCCCCGACCGGCCATCGCCTTGGCGCGCCGTGCCCGCCGCTGCTGCACATCGAATGCCACCGGTGTGGCCTCGCCACACGTCCGGTACCGATGGAAAAGGCCGCGCTAGCCGAGCTGCGCTGGACCGATCCGAGCCTTGCCCACCTGCGCATCCCGATCTCCCTGCTTGCCCGCCATCGGGGCGAGGTCCTGGCCGAGATCGCTGCCGCTTCCCCTTCCACGCCCATCGCCGCCTGACCAGGAGAACTGCCCATGGCCGCTCCACTGAAGCCGAAGGAAAAAGCCGCGTTGCTCGCAGCGCATGGCGCTTCCGACCTCACTCTCCATCGCACCGCCAACGGCTTTGCACCCCGCAACCGCCCCGAGAAGCTTTTCACACGCCGCGTCATGAACTGGCTGGATGAGCGCGTGCTGATCAGGTACGACGACCCGCAGCTGCCGCGCAAGGCGACCTTGACCGCCGCCGGAATCGCCGCCGCCGAGGCAGAGATCGCCAAGGCACGCGACTTGGCACTCACGGCATGAGCTTGCAGACCACGCTGCCTGTGGAGCAGCAATTTGCCACCGGGCATAAAGGCGAGTCACTCGTATTGATGGTGTGCCAGGGCTGGCTATGGGCCGGCCTTTACACCGCCGCGCCGCGCGAGTCGCTCCTGAAGGTCGCCGCCAGCGCCAGCCGGAGCGTGGGGGTATCGCACCACTCGCTCAGCCTCGGCGGCGTCACGTTTTCCCTCAACCGACTGGCCGCACAGGCCGCACACCGCTGGCTCGACCGCCAGGGCGTGCGGGTTCGGTCGTTCTCCCCCACCAACCGCGCTACGCGCCGCACGCGAGGAATCCCGGCATGAGCCGTTCTGTTGTGATTTATGGTCCGCACCTGTGCGGCAAAAACGCAAACGCGGAGGAACTGCGCGAACACTTCGGCCTGCAGGCCGTGATTGAAGACTGGGATGGGCACAGCAGCTACCCGTTGGATAACACACTGGTCCTGACCGAGAACCCCGACGCTGTCGCCGACAGCTCGTCCAAGGTGATGCATCTCGGTTGGGCCATGCGCGAACTGCTTGCGGAGGCCCACGCATGAGCGCCCGTCCACAGCAGACCGGCCGAGCTGCCGAAGTGCGCAGGGTCCTGTCCATGTTCCCGCAAGGCGCCACGGTCGAGCAGATTAAGACCGCTGGCCGCATCAACAGCACCCACCAGGCCATCGGCTACACGCTGAAGGGGCTGGCGCGCAGCGGCCAGGCCATCTGCCACCGCTCCGGCGTGCGTGGCATCTGGCGCCTCTCCAGCCACACGCAACATGCGATCGCCCCGCTGCGCGCGGCACCTGCCCGGGTGCAGCCGACCTGCACGCCAGGTCCGCTTACAGGCGTCAGTGACGCGGCGACCACGATCCAACACCGGGAACTCGACCGGCAGCAGCTGGCCGACGACCTGGACGCTTTCCTCGCAGCGGGCGGGCAGATCGAGGTGCTGGGGCACACCCCACTTCGTCCGCTGATGAGCCGTCACTCCGCCAACCACGGCAGCTATGCAGAGCGCATTGCCACCCATGACAACGACTGAGGCCCGCATGAGCAGCGAATCGCACGCAGCTAGCGTCAGTGAGCCCGGAAGACCCGGTAGCAGCTATTCCGATGGCCCGGCATGGCATGCGTTCGGCCTCAGTCGCGCCGCCTATCACGTGGTGCCGCGACGCACCCTGCAGTCGATGCCAGTCGAGTGGCAGGCACGCTTTGTCGCGCTGATGGAAGAGGCACGCGAAGCGCTGCCGGATGAGGCGTTCCCGGAGTACCAGGTGATCCGCATCGAAGGCGGCAAGTTCGCATCGGACCCCAACCGCCGCTATCGCCATGCACCGCCCTTCCCCCTTTGCCCCGCTGGCGCCGAGCAGGCGTCCCAGGTAGCGCCGCTCGCTGGCGCGTTCGTCAACACCGACACCCAATTCAAGCAGGCCCGCCGATGACCGAGAAACTTGTCACTCTTCCCGCGAACTGCCCCGTTCTGCGCGACGCATTCGAAACGATCAGTGCGATCGCTGTCGAAGCTGTATGGCTGCCCAACCAGGCGAAGGCCATCACCCTCGCCCAGGCCCAGACCGCGCTGCGTGAGCTGCATCACCGCCTCCCGCGCTTGCAGGATCTGCGCGTGTTCGAAGCCGCCGTAACCGCCTATGTCTCGACTCTGCGCAGCAGCATGCAAGATGGCGACACGCCGCTCTGCGATACCACCCGGGCCCGGCTGGCGCAGGCGACCGAACTGCTGGAGCTGGTCAGGAATCAGACACAGACCGCCGTCGATCCGGCGGACCCGTGGCGCGGCCTGTACCACCCGAGTCGCCTCCCAGCGCGCAATGCCGACGGCGAGATCCTGTGCCATCCGGACGTGCCCAAGTGGGCTGACGGTCGCGAAGTGTCGCTGCGGCCGTTGTTCCTCGCACAGGGATTCGACCTGCAGGTGACGTTTGGCGACTTCACCGAAGAAGCCGTGGAGACCGGGGACCATCGCTACTGGGATGAGATGCGCGCGTGGCAGCCCACTGGCCCCGGCGCAGATTGGCGCTTGGTCTGGCTGGGTGATACCGAAGATGGCCCAGCGGCATGGTTCGTGCGGCCGCTTGCAGCTGAGGCGCTTGTCGCCTGGGAGGCAGCACATGGCTGACGGCTCCGGCGGTTTCCGCTTCCCCTTGCACGACCTCAAATCACGGCTGCGCGCGGACGAGATCGTAGTTGATCTGTTCGCAGGAGGAGGCGGCGCCAGCCACGCGATGGAGACCGCGCTGGCTCGGGCGGTCGACATTGCGATCAACCACAACCCCTGGGCTGTGGGACTGCACTCCGCCAATCACCCCTTTACTCGCCACCTGTGCCAGGACGTGTGGGAAGCAGACCCGCGCGTCGAGTGCGGCGGTCGCCCTGTGGGCGCACTACATGCCAGCCCGGACTGCACGCACTTCAGCCAGGCCAAGGGTGGTCAGCCGCGCAGCCGAGCAACCCGCTCGCTTTCGTGGGTTGTGCCCCGCTGGGCCGGCACCGTGCGTCCGCGCATCATCACGCTGGAGAACGTCAAGCAGATCCTGAAGTGGGGCCCGCTGATCGCCAAGCGCGACAAGGCGACCGGCCGCGTGATCAAGCTGGACGGCACAGTCGCCGCTGTCGGCGAGCGCGTCCCGCTGGACCAGCAGTTCCTGATCCCAGACAAGAAGCGCGAGGGCAGCACCTGGCGTCGCTTCGTCGCTGTGCTGCGGGCGCTCGGGTATCAGGTGGAGTGGCGTGTTCTTCGGGCTTGCGATTACGGCGCAGGGACGACGAGGGAGCGGCTCTACATGGTCGCCCGCTGCGATGGTGAGGCGATTGTCTGGCCTGAACCGACCCACGGTCCTGACCGCGCACAGTCGCACGTGTCGGCAGCGTCCAGCATCGACTGGTCCATTCCGTGCCCAAGCATCTTTGGCCGCAAGAAGCCTCTCGCGAACGCGACGCAGGCGCGCATCGCCCGAGGCATCAAGCGCTTTGTGCTGGATGCCGCTGAGCCGTTCATCGTCCACGCCACCCACGATGGGGAACGGAGGCCGCACGGGATCGGCGAACCGATGCCGACGATTACCGCTGCCAACCGTGGCGAGATGATGGTCGTGTCGCCCACCATCGTGCAGTGCGCGAATGCGTCTGCCAACGGTGTCGCCTCCGGCGGCGATCCACTGGGCACCATCACTGCTTGGCCGCGTGGGGGTTCCCACGCCGTCGCTGCACCCGTACTTGTGCAATCCGGATACGGCGAGAGGACCGGCCAGGCACCTCGCAGCCTCGACATCGATAAGCCACTGGGCACAGTAGTTGCGGGAGGCACCAAGCACGCGCTCGCAGCAGCCAGCTTGGTGAAGTTCCGGGGCACGAGCGATGGCGCGGACGCCGGCCACCCAATGCCGACCATCACCAGCGGCGCTGGCGCGGCGCGGCCGGCCGGTGCCGCCCATGCCATGGGGGTCATGGCGGCGTTTCTGGAGCAGGCCAACGGCGGGCTCTACCAGGGCGTCGGCAGTGCCGCCGATGAGCCCATGCCTACCATCTGCGCCAACGGGAGCCATCAACGCCTCACCACCGCGCACCTGGTGACGCTGCGCCGGAACCTGGACGGTCAGACCACGACTGAGCCGCTCAGCACTATCTGCGCTGGTGCTACTCATCATGGGGTCATCGAGTGCGTCCTGAGCCCAGAGCAGGAAGCCGGCGCGCTGCGCGTTGCGGCGTTCCTGATGCGCTACTACGGGACCGGTGGACAGCATGGCGAACTGGACGAGCCGCTGGCGACCATCACCACGAAGGACCGGCTGGCGCTGGTCACGGTGCATCTGAGCGGCGTGCCGTATGTGATCGTGGATATCGGGCTACGCATGCTCAAGCCGCACGAGCTGTTCCGCGCCCAGGGTTTCCCGGCCAGCTACATCATCGATCGCACGCAGGATGGTCGACAGGTCAGTAACAGCCGCGCCGTTGCCATGGTTGGCAACAGCGTGAGCCCGCCGCCGCTTTGCGCAATTCTGAACGCAAATATCTGTTCGACCGCAACCCCCATTCTCGTAGACGGCCAGGAGAGATGCGGAAAGACTGCCAGCAAGGCCGGATCGAAATCCGGCGACAAGATGCACGGGAGTGTTGCTAATGTGCAATGACGCGAACGAATCGCCCCTAGGAGGGCTCTATCGTGTGATCAAGGCTGGGCGGATTGTGCATTCGGAATCTGATCGATTCATCGGATGCACGCACATTTGCATCTTTGACTCCAACGTCAACGAAGTTCGTCAGATCCTCGAAATCCGTCTTAGACCACGTGCAAAGCTCCTTCCTGAATTCATTGAGCTCCTTTGCGCAGCTAACGTAGTACACGCGATCGCCTTCCATGCGAACCATCTCGGATGGACGCGTTTTCTCGACTTTCCAAAGAGATCGCTCGAATGCTCTCAGAAGAGCAACGCACTTTGCCAATCGCTTCTCCAGTTCGCTAGTAATGCTGTGCACGTGTGGAATCAGAGGACTAACACTGTCTGCCGATATCTGCGCTATCAGTTTCCCAACTTCTTTGTGCTGCCAATGGTCAACGAGGTCATTGGACAACTCGATGACCTTGGCAGCAACAAGGAGCCGGTGCTCCATAAGCGCCAGCTCACCCGCCGAAATTTTCGCGACCATCTTGGCATGCCGCATACGATGACAGCGATCTCGAATTACTGGCGCCACCCCAACGCCAAGAGCTACCACAGCGGCAAGCCCTGTTGTTACCGCCGCCCAATCTACAAAGCATGTGGAGCTCAGAGGCGAACACCGAATCAAACCGTCCCAAACACTCATTCACTCCCTCCCCTTTTGATTGAGCGGCATTCTGCCACGCCCATGTGCGTTCTGGAGGCGATCTGTGGGTCAACCATCTAGAACGCACATGCTGGACAAGCCAGATGACACCCTTGGTTTAGAGGATGCCGCCAGAATGCTACGGCTCGGGCTAGAGGCAATGAAAGACCTGGTGGACAAGGGCGAAGTGCCGGCAGTGCGCTTGAATCAGAAGCACACGGTCATGCTGCGCGAGGACCTGATCGAGTTCCTACGCTCGGAAGGGCGCAGGCAGGCCGCCGAACGAAAAAAGTCGATGATCGGCAACCGACCTGCAGCCAACACACCTGAGTCAGGGCCGACAAGACGTGCAAGCCAGTCGCGTCGCACAAAGCTGCCCGATCTGCGCGCCTACGAGCAGGCCGATCACCAGAGCTGATCGGCCAAATCGGAAGCGCGGAGGTTGGCGTACCGCTTTAGCTGGCGCGGATCGCGATGCCCAGTGATGCTCGCGATCTTGATGTCTGTCAGCGTGGTCTTTTCGTACAGTCGGCTCGTCGCTTCGTGACGTAGATCGTGGAAGCCTAGATCCGCGCATCCGGCCGCGACGAAGATGCGCTCGAACTGGCGCGACAGCTTGCTCGATACACGCCGCAGGGCCAGCGGGGTACGCTCGCCAGCCCAGAACGGGAATAGACGGCCACCGTAATCACCCTCATATGCGGCAAGCTTCGCCAGCAGTACCGAAGTCATGGGTACCTGACGCTTGCTCCCGTTCTTTGTCTTGTCCAAGAAGATCGTGCGCCGCGCCACATCGAGTTGGCTGCGCTCTAGCGTGTAGATCTCCCGCATCCGCATGGCGGTTTCCAGCGCCATGTCGAACATCAGAATCAACGCCTCCCGCTGCGGCAGATCGAGCGGCCGCTGCCGCCCCGGCGGCTTCGCGCCGGCCAGGATCTCGCGGATGCGTTCTTCTTCACCAGGCTCCAGACGACGATCACGCTCCTGGTCAGTTTTCGCTTCACCATCGATGCGCTTCACAGCTACCTTGTCGTCGGCCGTATACGTCGAATAGCCCCGGGGCAGAAGCCGCAGTGGATTCATTGGTAGCGCGCCATGCGCAGCCAGCCAGTCCAGGGCGCGCGACAAGGCACCCACGTAGTGCCGAATGGTCGACGGCGCGAGGTTTTGCTCCCGCTTCATGGTGGTGACCCACTCGGTCGCCCACGTAAAAGTCAGCTGCGGCAAGGTGATGCCGATTGGCAGCCGTGAGAGCAGGACGGGCAGCAGCTGCTCGTCATCGACCGAGATGTGCTGCGCACTCCGATACTCGCTGACCTGGCTGCGTAGATCCTTCGCGGCTGCCTTGGTGTTAACCAGCTCCTCCGGCACCACCCCACGGTCGAGCAGCGCCTCGAGGCGGCGCACGTACTCGTCGCCCTCCGCCTCCGAAGCAAAGCTCAGGTAGACAGGCTGGGGCAGCAGTCCCGCCCGCTTGATCGTGTACTGCCAGGAGTCGCCCCGGCGTCGCTTGGTTGCCAT